GCTAATAATGTTTACTTCTCCGGTTTCTTCATCAATTTCAATCTCATCAAGAATGTCACTCATCCGACCTCTAGTTGTCACTAGTCGAACAATTTTTGCCCAGATCGCCTGACGGGGAGCTTCGTAGATTCTAACATGAGGGTCTTCTTCGGTGCGATCAATAACATTAAACACCCCAAACCTTTTGACCTTATATGGTGCGGCGGCTTTCTTATCTACCTTCACCAACTCAAAATACTTCTCACAAGCAGGACATCGTTGCCCATAAGTCTCTCGCATGCAAATGAATGCTTCTGTTCTACCATCCTCAGCATGCTTAATGAAATGCTTCCCAGCAGTGAAATGATAGGTTGCTCCAGATTCATTCTGTCTTGCTGGAAGAATCCTGATCAGATTATCATCTCCAGGTTTTGGTTTCCAGAATTTTTCAGCAAAATCTCCACTCATACTTCTTCGACGCTCTCCTTCTAGGAGTTTTTTGTCTCTCTCATAATTCGGTGGCATTGTTTTTAGTGTCATTTAAAACCTCCATAAAAATTTTATTGACCAGAATGCCTTTTCCTTGACCAATATTGCTTTCATTCTGCTACCTAGGTCATAAAGGATTGGCAAGGTCTTTCTTCACTTTTTCCTTCCTAATGAAAATCTCCGGATCAGCCTGTGCTCGCATATTCGAGGCTAATGCAATCAACATGTCTTTTCGATGAGAAAATGCCTCTCTTATGGCTTTCAATATTCCGACTTTTTTCCTAGCCTCATTCACAGCAACTTTGGCTTTGATATACTCCTCGGAACTTTTGATTTTGTTGCTGATTTTTGTCTCAGTGACCTTTTCAAGTGTTGATCGGTAGTGGGCATCTAGCTCTGCCTCAACGAGGTCTAACGCTAATTTTGCTTCTTGTAGCTCTGCCTCCGCTAACTCCTCTAACACCGCATACCAAGCAAACAAAGAGGGTTGATTCTGAAGGTCTTCATTAATTGTTTCTTCTGAGCACTGTAATTGTTCCTCATAGGGAAGCTCATGCTCTTGCTCATTAATTTTTAATCTTATTTTTTCCTTCATTTTTTCTCCTCTCTTATATTATAATAGATTTTTTCATAAAAATCAATTATATTGCTTTCTCTCTAAAAAATCTCTACTATTTTCCCCTCGTCTAACTTTTCTTTGACTTGCTCCCAGCTTCCTAAAAAGATCGTAAGGTCAGCATTTTGATAAAATACTTCCCCATATTCTTCTCGCAACATCTCAAGAGCCTCGTCTTCACCACTAGCACAAATCAAAAAACTACGCTGAAGATTGTCCGAATCAATAAATGTTTCAATATAGAAAAGTTGGGATTCGCTAGTCATTTAATTCTCCTCCTTTTCTCTTATTGCGAGTCCTTCCTTTATCCATTTTAGCAAGTTTTTCTTATCATAATCAATCTTTAGTCCCCTTAAAATTCCCTTGCAACTTTCATCCCAAATAAAATCAGCCAACTCCCTTAATTCTTTATCGGTTGCCCTGCTATATCCGATATCTCTACAAACACTTTTTATCCACCGTCTTCGCCCATCAATACCTCTTTCTCGCCAAGCGGGTGAAAGAAAAAAAGCTAGCAAACTTTCTTTCATGTTTTTCACATACTCAGTCATTTATCCCTCTTTCCTTTCTTCCAACTTCGACTTGAAAAACCTACACCCAAAATTTCCGTTAAATATCAATTCATCATCCGAATAATCCTCATAAGGAAGCCACCGAAAAGCAATATAATCATTTACATCTTCATGGCTACAAATCCCCCAAATACCACCCCAAGGATGTTTGGGAAAAGGGTCATAATATATACAATTTTTACATATTTTCATTTATCCTCTTTCCTCAATTCAAAAAGCACTTTATCCACAGTAAGAACAAAGCCTCTATCAAATTTAACACTGTAACTCTTCTTGAAAATTTTCAGAACTTCTCCCCATCCATAAATAGGACAAAATACTCTAGAGCCGATTTGAACCTCTTGATCTAGCTTCTCTCTCTTTTCTTCTCTTGCTCTCTCAGCATCACCTTTAATTCTGCTTCCATAAATCCGAATATTTTCAGCTTTCTCATGAGAGGGAATCTTCCGGGCTGAGTAAGGAAGGCAATGTCATGTATAATGTCCTTTGGCCAGGAGTCTTCAATCTCTTGTGCTTTCTTCAATAATCTTTTGGCTCTAGTCTCAATTCTTTTTGCTCTTCTTTCGGCTTTCTCTTTTTTGATTTTTCTTTGTTCTTCAGTATTCATCGCTTCGGTCTTCATCACTTTTCTTCCCTTATAACTTCTTCCAATCTCCTCTCCCACCGCTTGAGTCGGGAAATGGATTGTTTGCACCAGCTTTGTGGTCTATTTTTTCTTTTCATCCTTACATCTTTTACAAGGTTTTCACACCATCCACCCTCGAAAACTGTCCAAAGGCAATATTTACACTTAAAATCACAGTAAGTAAACGACTCAGCAACTTGGCAAAGTGGACACCTATGCACAAACTTATCATTCTTCCTCTCATAATACTCCCTTAGCTCCCTAACTACAGGAAGCCAAAGTTTTGCGTGTTCAGGAGTTAGTTGGTAACTCATGGCTCCTCCGCCAGAATCATCATTTCTTTGGCAACCACTACCTTTAGACCATACTGATAGCCCCTAGCTACTACTTTCAGAAAACGAACAGGGAGAATTACGGAGTTACGATAGCAATACCTTTCTGCGTCTTCTTTCTGAAGATATATATGGAACCCACTTGGATATATTTCAGACGCATAGGACACCATAAACTCTTTGCTGAGCCATGAGCGAAAATCTTTTTCGTGCATCCACTTATAAAATACAGAATATTTTACACACGAAATGTGACTCTCTACATGAACCCCGTAATCTCTCACGTCAAAATACTTCCATCCCACATAAGGCTTTGGAATCTTAAAATCAGCTAGTTTATCAAGGCACATGATTAACCATCCTTATTAATTTTCCTAAGCTCTCTTTTAAGCCTGGCTATCAGCTCATTCGCCAGCTTCTCACCTAGCGATTCTTTTTTCTTTTGCTGGCGTTTATACCATTTAGGCAAATAGGTCTCTTGAATTTCTTGAATAGAATGAAATACTTTTTTCATAATTAACCCTCTTCGCTAGCTTTAATTCCCAATTTTTCCTGACATTTCGGACAATACCATTTTTTGCTTTTGCAAATCCAATCAAATTTGTTTCTCGCTATCCAAGCTAAAGCTTCAGCTTCTTCCTCACAAAACTCCGAAACTAGCTCATCTCCCAATGATTCCCCGCATTCATCGCAAGTTAAAACCCAAAACATTTCTTGTTTTAATCCCATCTCAATCCTCCTCATTTATATTGGATACCCGCCATAACTTCAAGAAGAAGTCTTATCTCATTAAGTTCCCTAACTAGCCCCACGATAGCACAAATTTTCCAATCGTCTACCTCTCATACCCTTACGAATATACTCCATCCTATAATCCATAAGATCACCTTCTATCCAATTATTTGTTATTTGCTGGAACCCTTCGGATGTTATTTTAGCTGCTGATTCTCGTCGTGTAATATCCTTAAATTTTTTGCTCTGTTTTCTATTTAATTTCAAAATCCTAAATAATCGTTCTTTTAAGTAGCAAAGCTTACAAAACAAACGTAACATCCAAGAAACTTGTTGATCAGAAGTCTCAGAGGTTAGGGTAATAGCCGCAACAGGAACAGTAGAAATGTAATTAACAAGCATGTCTACATTATCAACATATACTTTTTCAACGCCTTGCCCATAGTAATGTCCCGATAGAAACTGCTCAAAAGTTAATGGAAAGGGAATATTATAGCCAAAATTCATTGCCAATTTGTGAACCCTCTGTGCTTCTCTTAGACTGTGGCATACAATATATCCGCCATGTTTGGCACACTTTTGGATAAGCCACATAGTTTTCCCTGAATGTCTCGGAGCATATAAAATTTTCATTTTGTTTCCTCCTTTTATAAATGAGCCAATGTTTCCTCAATCCGAGAAATCTTGTGTTCCAACCACTCGCAAAAGAGAAGCCCGTCCTCGTTTGGCGGACAAAGGCATCCTACATCTGAATTATAAAAACACTCATCCTGACTAACCCCAATAAAACAACACTTGCCTTTTTTGCACATCTCTGATCGTTCTTCCAAGTTTGCCAATTCTTCCAAGAGTCTTTCTCTTTCTCTCTCCCTTTCATGCTCAATAAATTTTCGTCTTAATGGGTCTTTAAACATTAGAGCTGCCCCTCCTTATTTACCCCTCGCCATAGCAATCGGTATATTTGCTCCATATTACGAACCTCCTCTATTCCTCCTCTCTCTGTATGTCCACATCTACACCACCAATACCAAGGATACTGAGGAGGATTTGTTGGCAAGATATAGTCTTCATATCGTTTTATCATTTTCTTTCCACATTTAGGACATATTTTTATCACTTCTTACCTCTTTTTTCACTCTCTCTTATATTATAATAATTTTTCTCATAAAAATCAATCTTTTTATCAAGTTTTTTATCATTTCCTTCATATTACAGCAGATTTCTCCATAAAAATCAATCTTTATAGTTCAAGCTCCTCTAATTCCCCCCAAATAGTGCCTATCTTAATATCTATCTTCAGTGGCACATTAACCCAGTCGAAATGAGAAAAGTCCTCCATAATCAGTTTTACATTCACCAAAAGCTCCTCCAGCTCATCCTCAACAACATCGAATATTACGGAGTCGTGCACATCTGCCACCATCCTAGACTCTAATCTATTCTCTCTCATCCATCTCCAAACCCTAACTTCCGCATCAAATACTAAGTCTCTAGCAGTTGATTGGATTGGAAAATTGATTGCCTCTCGACATATCTTCTCTCTCAATGCTTGCTCCATCGCAGGATGAAAATTAAAATATCGCCTTCTGCCAAAGAAAGTCTCAAAATACGAGTGTTGCATAACAAAATCTTTCACATAATCAATAAACTCTTTAATGGCTG